TATCAGGATTAGGTAAAGCTATTGCTCGATCTGTTATGAATGAGGGTATGTCCCTATTCTCAGCTTTTGTTATGCTTCTTAACTATCAAAGGTATGGCAAAATGAAGGGCATGTGTGAGATCGTAGAGTGGTCTGTAAGGGACGAAACGATGCACTGTGAGGGTATGGTACGTCTATTCAGAGAGTACTGTGAGGAGCATCCTAGAGTCGTTAATGACCAGTTTAAGAAAGAGATCTATCAGATGTTTAGAGATGCTGTGGATCTTGAGGATGCTGTAGTAGATGCTGCTTTCGAGATGGGTAGTGTACAAGGGCTTACAGCAGATGATGTCAAG